CTAATGTCTCACCTGTTATCAGCTTAATCAACCGTATTTCCCAATCCATACTTACTCCAGATTAATCTTATAAATTTTATACTTGAACTGCTCTTGGTTATATACTTTCACTCTTTCATAAAGATGCTTCAGGGTATAGTTTATTTTCTGGCCATGCTGAAGATTATCTGCTATGTCGTACAACGTGCACGCTTTCTTAGATTCTGATTTACGTAGACCTCTTCCTATCGATTGAAGATTTCGTATTTTAGATTTGGAGGGTGATGCAAATATTACATTGTGAAGATTTCTAATGTTTACACCCGTGCTGAATGTTCCATACGATGCCACTATTACAGCGCCGTCCTCTCGCTCCGTTATAGCTCGTATACTTTCTCTCGTCTCAGCGTCTGTGCCTCCACTAACAAAAAATATCTTTCTTTTGGGATCGAGCTTGTGTTTTATTTGCTCGTACAAAACTTTTCCGTGCTTGTCCACATACTGAAAAAGAAGCAGCGTATTGCCTTCCAGCGAGTGCACGAGGTTGGTTATGAATTTGTTACGTCTTTCATTGCGAACAATAAAGTCCATCTCATCGTGATACTTTGTTATAGACTTAGATGCTTTACACGTCTCTTCTGAATACTTCAGGACTAATATTTTTATAGTCAGGTCTGCAACAGTTCCACTTGCAATCAAGTCTTTTGTTTTGACAAAGGATTTGACTCCTCCGAATAGACCTTCTAATACTAGTCGATGTGTCTCAGTGTCGTCTAACGTACCAGTAAAACCGAACCTGTATTTGCAGTTTGTCATCTTTGTCATTATTGACGTTAGTGACTTTGCTTTGAAAAGATGGGCTTCGTCCCCGATGACAATGCCAAATTGATCAAACCACTTCTTAGGCATTTTGTGTATTGATTGCCACGTAGTGATTGTAATGTTATCTTGTATATTCTCTTTATCTACGCCAGCTGTTATTAGCTTATTAGTTCCTGTGTATCCATACGATATCATATCCGTGTTCATTTGATGTACTAAGGACACTGTTGGAACGACGATGATAGTTTTGTAGTCTTGGTAGAATTGAGTTAGAAGATATATTATTAGTGACTTGCCTGATGATGTCGGGGACAGGATCAATGCTCTATCGTTGCGTATACAGTGTGCTACTGCCTCTAATTGGTAGTCTCTAGGCGTAAGAGGGATATTGAGATCGGTAGCGAAGTCGGAGACTTCTTGAAGGGAACATTCGTTATTGTAGTCAAGGTCGTCCTGTATATCGACATCATAATCTCTATCTTTGGCAAACGATAGTACGTAAGGGAGAAGACCAATATACAAAGTAGAGTCGAGGTTGAAAATTCTAATCTTTCCATCCCACATTTTGTTTTTAAAAAGCGGCATGAATTTATATCCTGGCACATAGAACGAAAAGAATTCACTTAATTCACGTCTAATTCCACCAGAACACTCAACTCTCAGGTACGTCTCATTCACTTTGTATAATGTAATCAATTCTCTATATACCGAACTGGGTAAGTCTTCTCCAATCAATAGTATTTTTTATCTGGAAACCTCTGTTGTTAATATTTTTCAGAATGTCTTCCAATAACGAAACTACCTCTTCTTGATACGACATCTTCGTGAGAAGTTTAATCATATCATGATCACTATCGACATAACTTGCTATGTCTTGTTTGAGAACAGTTCTAGACCATGGGTCTCTTCCTATCTCTTCAAGATCCTCTTTATTATTTAGATCTCCCCTGTAGTACTCTGATAGTACTCGCGCGAAGGTTTTTCTCTTGATGACGTAGCTCTTTAGCTTGAGCTTTTCTTCGTATAGTACCTTGAGGTACTTGGCGTGGAGCGAGGGAATTTTTAAACTTTCAGTATCCAGCTCAACATCATCTATTACTGCATCTTTTAGCCACATGGCTGTTATTTCATCTACTTTCATTATATAACCCAATTAAATTACTAACTATTAATTATACCTCTAACCGGGTCACACTTCAACTATTTGATATATTCTATATCTAAAAGTAACTGTTGCCTCGAGATAGGTGACGTCTGTATCAGTAGCATCAAAATTGAGCTCTGTTAGACTTATGGGAAACATATCAGAGAAATTAACTTGGAGATTAGGATTTTGATTGCTTGTTAGCAGCATCAATGATCCATCGGAATATATATTGCTAGATTTGAAGGTTGTGCTTTCTGTCTTTTTATATGCGGATTGATCAAAAGATTCAGGCATACCTAGCGATACAAGCCAGTTATGTATTTCCATGTAATTCTTTAGATCCTCATCGACTCTGAATCGAAGAGAGAGGGGCTCGTATCTTAACTTGTCTCCAGGATATGGTAAACGCACGAAGGGATTTTCTTCGTCGATGTCCCCTAAAGATAAGGTAGGAATAGGTACGTTGTAAGTAAAATAGTTAACACCTGGAGTGCGATTCAATATAAACCGAAAGCCAGTTGGCGACAACATATTTCTATTCGATGGTTGGTTAGATACTGCACTCATATAATAGACCTCTGCTATTATTTATAAAGAAAAAAAAGGGCCTCACGAATGAGACCCTTTCAAAAGATAGGTTGAACCTATTCTTATTATCTTACATCAGGTTAGCAACACCAACCAATCTGTAGTATACATTCTTATCAGCGAATGCAATTGAACCGTTACCTGCATCGCCACCCTTAGCGAACGGGTTAGCAACCATGCCGTAACGAGTCTTGAAGCCGATCTTAGGCTGGAAGTTGCTCTCGCCAACCGCACGAACCATTTGTAATGGAACGTATGGGCAGTAGAACAGGCCAGCGTCAAATGCGCTTGAACCTTTGTATCCAACAGTGAAGTACTGGTTGCCAGAAGCGCTTGAGAAGTAAGGATCGATGTATACTCTGATACGACCGTTCAATACACCAGCGAATGTGTTACCAGTATCGTCTACGTTAAGAGCAGCTGATAGAGCAGGAGTGTAATCAAGAACGCCAGCCATTTGAAGTGCAGATGCAACGTCTGAAGAACAAATCAGGATGTTACCTTTGCCACGACGAGTGTCTTTAGCAATCTTGTTAGCTTCACGCTCGATCTGGAAGATCATACCTTTGAAGCGCTCTACTGACCAACGACCGTTTGAGTCGACGTCAAGGTTAAATGTACCTTGAGTTGCAGTATTGTCAACAGCACCAGCAGTAGCCGTGTAGTTAATTGTACGAACAACTTCTCTGTTGATCTCAGCGAGGATCTCAGCAGAAAGGATGTTAGCAAGCTCTGTCTCAGCGTCAAGGCCATGTACAGCTTTAAGGTCTTGAGCTAGTTCCATTGTGTACTCAGCTTTGAGTGCACGTGAAACAGCTGTTACAGATACCTTCTCAATTGAGAAAGCCATTTGCTGGAAGCCGTTGTTGCCAGCATCGCCAAGCACTTCAGCTTGTGCTGTTGACATACCAGTTGCTGCAGTATAGCCATTAGCTGATACACGAGCAGTTGGATCAGTACCAGTTTGGCCAGTAGTGACGCCATCAACAAGTGATTCGTCAATTGCAAAACCTGACAAGGTGTTACCAGCTGCTGACTTAGAGAAACCTGTGTCAGCTTCGTTGTATAAAGCCTCATCGCCGGTTTGACTAGTGTAACGAGCTCGCATTGCAAAGATTAGTCCAGTAGGACCAGTCATTGGCTGAACGCCAGCAATGTCATAGGCAATAAGGTTAGGCATAGAACGACGAACCAGTGAAATAAGCACTGGATCAAAGATATCTACGTTGCCAGCACCTGCAACAGATGAAGAAGCACCCATTGCGTTAGCAGGGGCAGCCTCACCAAGAAGACCTGGCATTTGATAACCACCGGAACCGGCAGCCTGCTCCATAGCAGAGCGTTGTTGATTTTCAAGCAAAGTAGCAACTACGTTTCTACGATGAGCGTCTTTGATCTCTGGAAGATCGGAGTGCTCAAGAACCGGGGTCCACTTCTCGACTAATTCTTCGGATACATATTGTGACATTTTATTTGTCTCTCCTTTACGGTTTTCGATCTTTATTTATTTATATAAACTATTTTTTCAGTGTTCTTGAAATAGCACTTACGTAAGCTGACATCTCTGGATTTGATGAGCGAGTAGGAATAACTTCCTCGTCCAACGGCTCCGCGTCATCAAAATCACTAGTGTAGACCCTTGACTCTGTTAGTTCGCTGAAATAGCTCTCTTTCAAAGTATCGAGTTTGTGGACATATGAGTCCTCGTCAACAAAGTCAACACTTTCTGCTAGTACACGGAACTTTTCTTTTTGAGTCTCAGTAAGAGATTCGCAAACGTGTTCCACGAGTTCAGCTTTAACAAATGTTGTCATCTCTGTCTTCATAGTAGCATTTCTAGTAATCTCTTCATTGAGGCGAGCCTCGAGATCATCAGAACGTGCTGCTAATTGTTCAACTACATCCACTTTATCATCTGGAATATCAATGTAGTGCTCAGTAAATAAGTCTTTTAGACCGCTAACGAAACTTTCAGTTACTTCAGACTTGATACCAGCTTCGACTGCGAGCTTGTTCTCATCCATCCAGTTCTCAATAACATAGTCGAGATACTGGTCAAGGTTACCTGCAGTTTCTTCTTTTAGTCGTGCTTTTTCTTCTTGAATTTCTGTTTCAACGTCTACGACGTACTTAGCAAGCTGCTCGTTAATCTTAGACACAACTGCTGCCTCAAAGATAGTAGCTGCTTTCTCTTTAAATTCTTCGGTTAATGAATCGTCCCCTGCAAACAGAGCTGTAACATCTTCGCTCATGTCAACATCTCCAGACGTTACTGTATGACCGGTGCGTACAACTTCTACGACATCCTCATCACTCTCTTCAGAAATACTTTCCTGATCAAGTGTATCAATCATACGATCGAAAGACATTTGAAGGTCAGTCTTCTTCATAGCATTCATGCGCTGAACCATTGCTTGGATCATACCCATTTTGCTAACTTCTTTAGCCTTCTCTGGCTTTACAGCTGTAGGTGCATCGACAGGATCGTCTTCTACTTTCTTTGACTTGCCAGGAGCTTTTGCCTTTTTGTTAACAGGCTCTGGCACGCTGGATGGGTCGCCATAAGATGATTGGAACTCATCTAACTGCTCTCCATTCATATCTATATCTTTTTCGGACATCAGGGTTCTCCTTTGAGAGTTTCTTATATTGTATTTATAAAATTAAAGTTTTGAGTATATAAAATGTTTTTCAAATGTTTCTCGGGTAACACCAAAGTACTCGTGAGCATGCTTTTTACAATTAAACACTATACCATTAACACTTATTTGTTGAGCTCTAGGATTTTTTGATCCCTCATTCCTCTTGAGGCTTTTGTCTGCGTATTCAGCGTTTTTTGATTGATCAAAGTTGGGTTTATAAGAATTAGACATTCCTATCTTTTTCTTATGTTCGTCAGTTAATACCTTTCCTTGGTTAAATTCTCTGAGTCTTTGAATATGTTTTTCCGAAAGCACACTACCTGTTCTGTCAGGAGGAAAACTATCTCGATTAGTTAGAGTTATTCCTTGCTCTTTGCATTTTTGTATTATGAAACTCTCGAGCTCTAAGGCTTGCTTGCTGGTCATGTCTTTCTTAATAAAGACAACTTCGGGCTCATGTTCCAATAGTCTTATGTTATTTATTGTCCGGAGCTTGTCTTCATTGTATTGGGCATGACCTTTGAGATGCGCATGCGATCTATCGCCTTTGCCTTTGCCGATGTAAAACGGTAGCCTATTAATTGGATCTATTAATGCATATGTATAGAACATTACAGGTTTCTTATATAATATTCAAATATTTCAAATTTGCTTTTTTGGATTTCCTCAAAGGTTTTTTCTTTAAGGCTCGCTTGAAGCTGTTCAGCCATATCAATCTGCTTCCAATTTAATCCGTTAAAGATCCACTCTTTTCCTTCCATGATACCTTCTACGAAAGCATCAGGTGCTGATGGATCAGCAACAATATCGGCTGCTGTTGCAAGATAGAAATCGTTCTGTACTTCAGCAACACCATTTCTTTGCTTCAATGAACCCATTCCTCGAGAAGATACCCCGATAGTAGCTCCTTCGTTCATAAGATTCTTAACAATGTTCCCCATTGGAGTATCGAGTATCTTAGCTTTACCCATGAAGTTATCGCCTTCTTGATATAGCTCTGTTATCATATGAGAAACGCGATCGAGGTTGATAGTAGGACCAGCTGGATGACCGAGCTCGCCTAATGATCTCTTCCTGTCGATATAATCAGCATTGTACCTAGCAACTTCTTTCTGAAGAACTTCCATAGGATAAATTCGACCATTACGGTTCTTGATGTTACCTTGCATGAATACGCCTTTGATGAAATGGTTTTTACCACCATCGGCTTCTTCTGCTACGTACTCAAGATCTTCGTTGATTTCGCATATAAGTTTCATATTAGTACCTTGCTACCGCGGTAGCCTTTGTGTCTGCTGCTGCTATAACCGTGTCTGTTGGCTCTTTAACAATTATCTCAGATGCGCCAGCCTCTAGTACTACTGATCCAGCTTGACCGCCTCCATTCTCTGGGCCCACGGTATTAGCTACCGTCAACGTCACTTCGGCTGAGGCAGTATTAATGACTCTTACCATAGTAGCATTGCCCATGTTGTTAGCAACGCCGAGGCTAGCTGAGGTAGATAGTAGCTTAATCGTCGCCATCTGTATTCTCCTGCGCGAAGGACGAGAAGCTCTCTCTTACTCTCGAAGATCCTTGCTTTACCATTTTCTCGCCTGGAGCATGTTGCTTGCCTCCAACATGGTCGTCCGGATTTCCACGCTTGATTTCCCCAGTGAACTGGGCATCGGTAGCTACAGGATGAGCAATCTTGGTTATCTTATGATCATTGACAAAATCTTCTTCCCCTTTTGAACGGGGCTTGTAGTTTTTTACTTCTTGCTCATCATCTTTGACAACCTTGCTATCTTGAGCTGGTGCACCTGGTGCTTCGAGCAACTCTTTAAAAGTCTTCATCTGCGGCCTCTTCTTGTTCATCGTTGTCGTAGTCATTGTCGCTCATAAAGTTTTGAGATATAGATATCTTTTCTACCCCAATTCTTTCTCTCAGTTTATCCTGCAATACACCTCCAACAGCATCTTGGAAGGCAGAAGGATTTTTATCATATACCGCGTCTATAGCGTCATCGAGCAAATTTGACATAACAACCTCTTGTTTAATTCATTCATGTATTATTTATAATATTTATTATCGCTATTTAACTAAAACAAACTTTCTTCCGCCTACATACAATATTTCTATTTTTGAATGCAGTTCAGAAGCTACAGACATTACACCTGTTTCGCTGTCTATTGTTCTATCTTGAAAGGACTGAATATGGGCTTCCGACATTACGCTAATCTCTAACGTCGATGTTGAAGGGCTACCCATGAAGTAATCAGTGCCGTCAAGTTGTATGGTAATAGTAGTAGTTTTAACAGGAAGGATAGTAAACTTATCCCCTGTTACAAGATTTGTAGATTCATCGAGCTCGATGGTCACGTTGTTGGTAGTGTTGACTATTACAGCACTATCGTGATCAGAGGAATCTAGTAATGTATCTGATGTTACAATATGTATAGCTTGTCTACTCGGGCTTGGAGTACCAAACGATAGGCTACCGCTACCATCAGTTTTAATAAACTGGTTAGCAGAACCATCCGACGTAGGAAATGCCAGTGCACCGTTAGCTATATTAAAGCCACCAGCACCAACAGAAAGGGAATGAGGGGATGCGCCAACTTCGAATACGTCGGTGCCATTAGACGAATAGAGTCGTCCATCTTGCGTGTTAAGAGCGAGCTCACCTTGAGATACGTTTGATGATGACGGTACTTTGCCGGCAACGGAGCTCCGCTTAAGGGTTATAATCGATGACATGCCAAACCTCTATATAGAGAAAATAAATCAAATACTAAAAAAAATCCGCATATGCGGCAAATAAAAAGTAAGAAAGGGCACATATGTACCCTTTTTTCTTACTAAGTCGTGCTAGAACGAACCGCCTTCGATAGTATCTACTCTTGCTGTCAATGCAGTGAGAGCAGTATTACTAGCAACGTCAGCACCAAGATCCAATGTCAAAGCAACACCATCAGTCGCTGTTCCAAAGTATGGTACCTTTGCTACAGTAGTAGCGCCAGTTCTAAATGAGATGTATCCATCTGGGTTCGCGACAATATGATCATCAAGAGATAGATCGTCGAGCAGAGTTTCAACATCGGCTGTTGATGTTTTTGCAATTATAGAGTAATTGTTACCAACATCAAGATTTTGCCAGGTAACATTACCAGAGCCGTCTGTTACAAGCGATTGACCTGATGTACCATCCCCTGAGGGCAGTGTTACTGCACCATTCGCGAATGAGAAAGCACCAGTACCAACTGCTAACGAGTGTACACTTGAGCCGACTTCAAATACTTCTGATCCCGTTGAGGAATACAGTCGCTTATCAGCGGTGTTTAGTGCTAGCTCTGCAGTAGTAATATTGCTTGTAGATGGCGCATTGCCTGCTACAGTACTACGCTTTATTTGAATTACAGATGCCATTTTAGACCTCGTTTTACGTATTAATGATTAAGGTAGTGGGGTACTTAGTACCCCAAATCCCTATTGCTTAGTACGTGCCACCGTCTATGTTGGCGTTCAATGTTGCAGTAGCTGTTGCTCCAAAGTTAATTGTCTGATCTGGCTCTGTGGTGAGGCCATCAAACAAGTGGAAGCTACCGTCAGATGCATCGCGGATCAAACCAGCAAACTTCTGAGCACCATCGTCATACTGTACGTAGAAACCAGTATCGATAGTATCAGAGTTGTTGGTATTGGCGAGCTTGAGCATGTTGTCGCCGATGGTTACTGTAGTAGAGTTAATGTACGTAAGTGTACCATTAACTTCTAAGTTACCACCTAGAGTCAAGTTACCTGTAACATCCAAATCGTTTGTTACGGATAGATCGTTACCGATAGTAACGTCTGTAGGCAATCCAACCTGTACGCTAGCACCTTCACCAGTACCAGTTACCGCGATTTCGTTAGCTGTACCAGTTACGGCAGCAACATAGTTACCAGTAGTATGTGTACCTAGATCAACACTGTCAGCTTGAGTAGTAACTGCGATTTCGATGTTACCTGAACCATCGAATGACGCTGAACCATCTTGGTCGCCAGTAATTGCAATAGTGCGTGCAGTTTCTAATATTGTTGCCTTAGCAGCAGTACCAGAAGTGTTAGCGACGATGCTGTCAGCCATTGTAGTACTAATTGTAATACCAGCTGAACCGTCGAAGTTTGCTGTACCAGTAACTTCACCGTCTATTGCAATAGCACGTGGCGTGGTTAATGTTGCGGCAGAACCAGTAGTGTTCTGGTTACCAAGTGCGTTAACACCAGGAAGATTAATTGGTGCAGTACCATCAAATGATACACCACCAATTGTACGTGCAGTCTCTAGTGCTGTAGCTGTTGCTGCATTACCAGACGTATCTTGGTTACCAGCTTCGTTAACACCAGGAAGATTAATTGCTGCAGAACCATTAAAGTTAACACCACCAATGGCACGTGTAGTCTCTAAGACAGTTGCTTTAGCAGCAGTACCTGAAGTGTTAGCAGCAATGCTGTCGGCTAGAGCAACAGTTGGTGTTGCAGTTTCGCCAGTGTTGTTAGTGACAACCATGTCTGTGCCAGCTACGAGGCTTGCTACGTAATCACCAGTAGTAGCAGTACCTAGAACGAGGCTGTTGTCTGCGATAGTAGTGGTAATATTAGCTACATCACCACCTGAATCAAATGTAGCACTACCAGTGACATCGCCTGACAATTGGACAGTTACAGCTGAGTTGAATCCGTCAACAGTACCAGTACCTGTTGAAGCAAAAACGATTGCGCCGTTTGCAGCTCGGCTTACGCCAACACTAGTACTACCAACTAAGTTAATAACGTCATCTGATAACGCAGCATTGTCGACTGTTAATACAATATCAGCACCGCCGGTAGCAGCGTTTGCTTGTGTCACGGCATTGTATAGATCGCCAGATACATTAAATACACTTGAACCGTCTGACGAGAATAATTTCTTATCAGGGATGTTAATTGCTAACTCACCAGCTTCCAGTGACGATGGGACCGAACCGGGAGTGGAACTTCTTTTGAGCTTAATTACTGAGGCCATTTTTTTTTCCTTATGTGTAAATGGTTTGGGGTAGTTTGTTACAGGGTTTTCTTGCTAGGTTTTTGCTTTCTTATTGTTGTTGAGGTTGAAGCCTTTGACTTCATTTACTTTTTTTCTATTTATATTATCGTATACTTTGAGTCTTTCAGTCGACATTCCCAACTGCTCTTCTAAGTATTTATTACGCGTCGTGGCCATCAGTAGCTGTTGAGATAGTTCGTTGATCTTTTCTTGCTGCTGACTAATATAAATTTCCAAAATTTTATCGTTTTCATTCACTAAAAATTACCACCATCAAGAGAATCGAATGTAGGAGACCCATCAGATCCTACTTGAAGTACTTCACCAGTTGTACCAGTTGCGAATCCTAATACTGATGTATTTGAAGCAATCATTACTCCGTTCTCAGTAAATGAACTCAGGCCTGTTCCACCGTACTGGGTGCCTAGTACTGACGATAATACAAGATTAGAAATTGTCGTATTGCCAGCTAAGGTTATATCTCTTAGTGTTGCACCATCCGCTGCACCAACACCAAATGTACCAGTATATCTTGCACCGGATACATATATGCTTTTACCGCTAAAACTTACTCCTGGTAGATTCGTACCAATGAAGTGTAGTAATCCTGACTGGTAGTCAAAAAACCATTCATCACTGTTACCTGAACCTGCGGCAAATAATTGCGTGCCACTCGCTGCGGCTGCTCCAGCACTCCCTGTGCTATGAACATACACTTTAACTTGATAGGTACTACCAATTTCTGGTGGTATCCAATCTGTTAAGCCAGTCTTCCATGTCCTATATTGAGCTGAAGTATTATCTTCAGTTGTCTCTTGTGGGGAGCTAGTTGGATATACTGTCAGGTAGTCGTTAGATGCACCTGGCATAACAGCAGCGATTGATGCTGCTTCTTTCCAAACTTTATCGCCACGAAGAAGTAGCGGGCTACTAATCGATTCGTTAGGAGCGGCTTTATTATTATTGGTATCGGTTTTTGAAACACCGTAACCAATTTTCTTCCAGAGATAGTCTAACTTTTGATTGTCTGAAACTGCCATTAGCTAGCCACTCCTATGCTAAGCGCTGATATAGATTCACCGCTTGCAAGTGCAATTCTTACTAGAACTACATTGCTTGTTGCATTGGACATATTTTCAGAACCGAGAGTCATTGTGTAACCCCCGCTCAACGATGTGCCTGATTGGATTATGTCTCCGCCCGTAAGAGCACATCCATTAGATCCATTACCACCGTTGCCAGTATCGCTACCTGGCACACCGCTACCACCATAGTTAATAGATGAATCAATCCACCCATTTAAACCACTAGCATTGTCGATACCGGTACCCGGAGCAGCAATCCAGAGACCCCTGATCCCTGAGCTCGTTATATTTATATCAAAGTTAGCAACTGCTGTACGACGAAACGCAAATGTAAAGTACTGTGTGCCAGTATCTCCACTTCGATTTGGACCTGCAGGCAAATAGCCTGCACTGTAGTCGGTTACGTCGTGCTTAACAACACCCAATCTAATTGTGGCTTCTTTAGTACCAGCAACTGATGGATCTGATGTCTCTGAATATAAATCGTTACTGTAGAAGTTAGTGCTGCTAGTGTATGTTGGTGTATCTGTTGTCGCAGCACTAAAATCAAATATACGTACGCCATCGTCATCATATGTACTGCCTAGCGAGTCAGATACAGATATCGCTTGCTCTACGATACCTGATTGCGACGACTTATGTACCTGTATGTTGGTTGGGAGGTCGCCAGAAAAACTACCTACCCCGTTAACATTTCTAGCCCGAGCCTTCAACCTACTTATCGATCTGACGTTTGAGCTTGTTATAGGTACAACCAAGTTGCCAATAGCATACATGCTTGAGGTACCTACGTTGATTACCGGTACCCCTCCGGACAACATTGTTGACGATCCATCAATATCAGAATACGTATAATCTGAACTTGCTACAACGCTACTACTTGTACCTTCTTGATTTGTACCATCTTCTACTTCAAAAATGTTACTTTGATTAGTATAGCATTGTCCGACGAGATTGTCAACAAGTAATCCACTTAATAACAGACTTGGACTGCCACTATTGTAGTAAGGTATACCACTAATGTATCGATACGATCCAGCAGCGTTTTCAGTGACGGACGCTACAGAAATATTGATAGCAGGCGTGGCGGTCAGATCATCTTTTACAAACTCAACGACATTGGTGCTACCCGTGGCATCGTGCGACAGCTGCATGCTGTTAACACCAATCGAGACACCGCTGGCAGCAATAGCCACCCTTGCCTTGAATCCTGAATATAAGCTAGGGTGGTATATACTGCTCGAGAAAGATATTGGTGATCCCGAAGCGTTGAATAGATTATAGTCGCTTTCGCTAGTGATGTCAAGGCTTGTAGTTCTTCCTGTTTGATCGGAGCTTGTAAGATTAATGGCCCCATCAGAAACTCCGTTCACTAAAGCAGAAAGCGTACCACTATCAGCATTATATGTTAGCGTCGATAAAGTAGAGCTGACAATGTCACCACTTGTTGAGGTAGTACGTTCTACAGATGAACCTGTTGAGTAAGTAGCACCACCCGTATTATCTGCGAACCCACTTGCCAGCCTTGGACTAGTTCCTGTGCTGCCACTAAATGTAATCGACTTGCTGCTCAGGCCATTTGGTGTTGCTGGGCTGTCGTCGTATACTTTAAGAGACGTTGTTGTAGACGATGGAATATCTGCTGGCAGGGCTGTGCTGTGGGTAGCTAGTGTAAGTGTTATGGTGTCAGAACCTGTACCGCTGCTAGTGCTAGCGCCCCACGTATGAGATAGTCGACTGCCTGCAGTACCACCTGCTGATGTATCATTTGCTATAGTCTCTGCTGAAGTACCATCACCCCAGTCGACTGTGTAGGTTACGTCAGCAGATCCAATGTTAGTAGTATTGTTGTCCAGGTGCAATGCTCCACCTTCAATTACGTATAGATTGCTACCGGTAAGCGCTGATCCGCCAGCTGAATTACTAAACATTCCAAAGTCTACGGCAGGGGTTGCTGTGTATATGGTAATATAATCTGTGCGAGATGATACGGCGCTTATGCCCTCGCCACTACCTGAAGTGTTTCTAGCAGTCAAGGCAACTGTAAATGGAGACCCACTATTTGTAGCATATGTGTGGCTTGGTGTAGAATCAGAAGTGACAGTATTGGAGCCACCATCTCCCCAATCTATTTCAAACTCGTTTGCAGTTCCATCAACGCTTGTTGAAAGAGTAACTGTTGTACCAGCACCACCCGCAGTTGCATCAGCGGTAAAGGTGACTGATTTTATAAAAGTGTCGTTGCGTACATTATTGATAACTTGATTCAGAATATCAATAGCGTCGGTTACTGTTGTATCTGTCGTGAAACTTTCATAGGCAGCGCTATTGGTTAAACTGCCGTCTGTAGGGGTAGCTAGTGACAGCTCCATTCCTGTATTAGCGCCTGCAGCTGCGAGCTCACTATATCTCGCAAGACGATGTCCCCCAGCTAATACTCCATCGTGTACACGTAGGGTATCATTGGTAATATCTACAGTCACCTCACCCGTAACACCAGTAAAACCTGAGTGTTGGTTTGCGGTACCTCGTCTGAGTTTTACTTCGATAGACATTCGTTATAGAGTTCCAAAATCGAAAATTGAGTCTGTTTCTGCATCATCTGTAATAGATCCGAAATCGTTATCCACAAATCCAAAGTCTAGTCTATCTTCAACTGCGAGATCGCCAGTAGCTGCAATGGTGATTTCCCCATTGTTCTCGACAATAGTAAGTCCTGCGCCGGCCTTCAATGTCTTCAGTGTTAATATATTATTTATCTTACTTTCAATCAGGGTTTGGCCAGTACCCTGACTTTGTATAGAAGATACAAGATTAGCTGTGTTAGCTACATTCAAATAATTGTTTAAAGCTGTCGTATCTGCCTTTAGTGACATAGCCGTGTTAGAGGCGTAGGCGTCTAAGTTAGGCCTTCCTGTTAGATCACTATAGGATCCACTAAAGGTATTTGCTACCTGCAGATAGTCGTTTAATGCAACAACATCCGCTTTATTAGATAGCTGGGTACTTACGTATGTGTTAGATGCCTTAGTAGCAAGACTCGTAGTAATCGATCCTGCAAAATTATCATCGTCTCCTAAAGACGCAGCTAACTCGTTTAAAGTATCCAGAGCACCTGGTGCGCCATCTACAAGGTTGTCTATCTGCGTTGATATCAACGAACTTACATTAGCTACTTGTAAGTATTGATTAAGATCGGCAGCATTTGCTTTGAGAGAAAGGGCACTATTTACGCTGCTATTTGCAGCATACAAATCTAAGTTTGGTTTGTCAGTTAGATCGTTATACGATTCACTGAATGTGTTAGCGACTTGTAGATATTGATTGAGATCTGTGCTATCTGCCTTCAGCGACATTGCCGTATTGGAGGCATATATATCTAGATTAGGCTTGCCTGTTAGATCACCATATACACCGCTAAAATTATTGGCAGCTTGTAAGTACTGATCTAAATCAGAAGCATTGGCTTTGTTGGATAGCTGAGTGTTAACGTATGTATTGGAGGCCTTTGTATCCAGCTGGACGTTAACATACGCGTTCGACGCTTTGATATTTAGCTGAGTGTTAACGTAGGCGTTGGAAGCCTTGGCGTTCAGCTGTGTGTCAACGTACGTGTATGAAGTTTTGTTGGCGAGCTCGGTATTTACATATGTGTTAGACGCCTTAGTGGCTAACTCAGTATTCACATATGTGTTAGATGATTTTGCAGCAAGGGATGTTGTAATTGTAGTAGCAAAATCGCCATCATCACCTAAAGCTGCAGCAAGTTCATTTAAAGTATCTAATGCAGCAGGTGCCCCGTCTACTAGACTGTTCAGGCCATCCGTTATTAGTACACTGACATTTGCCACCTGCACATACTGATTCAAATCAGTAGAATTAGCTTTTAATGCAAGAGCAGTATTAGATGCGTATATATCGAGATTGGGCTTGCCAGTTAAATCACTATAGACGCCACTAAAATTGTTTGCTGCTTGCAGATATTCAGTTAGCTCTGATCTATCTGCCTTATTGCTTAGCTGAGTGTTTACATGATTATTAGACGCGTATATGTCGAGATTAGGTCTATCAGTCAGGTCATTGTAAGACTCGCTGAAGCTATTGGCTACTAGCAGATAGTTATTGAGATCCGTAGCATTAGCTTTGGTGCCTAGTTGAGTATTGACATATGTGTTGGATGCTTTGCTAGCTAAGTTAGTAGTTACTGTTGATGCAAAGTTATTATCGTCACCCAGCGCAGCTGCAAGCTCATTCAATGTATCGAGTGCCGCAGGCGCACTATCCACTAAATTATCGATACTTTGAGTTACTAGGGCACTTACATTAGCTACTTGAATATAATCGCTTAGAGCGGCGCTATCAGCCTTTAACGCCAGGGCATTGTTGGATGCATAGATGTCAAGGTTAGGAGCATTTGTAAGATTATTATAATCAACACTAATGCTCGATGCGTTGGCAACTTGTAGATACTGAGTGAGGTCAATACTATCGGCTTTAAGATTAAGATCAGTATTGGTTGCATATATGTCGAGGTCAGGCTTACTTGTTAGGTCACCGTATACCCCACTAAAATTATTAGCTACTTGCAAGTAGTCGTTAAGGGCCGATACGTCAGCTTTATTTGACAGCTGCGTATTGACGTACGTGTTAGATGCGTATACGGCGAGGTTGGGCTTATCAGTCAAATCATTATAAGACTGGTTAAAGCTATTTGCTACTTGTAAGTATTGGCTTAGATCAGCAGTATCTGCTTTTAATGCAAGAGCACTGTTTGCAGCGTATATGTCAAGGTTAGGAGTATTGTTGAGATTATTATAATCAGCATTAATGCTAGATACGTTAGCTACTTGCAGATATTGATCGAGGTTTGGCTTGCCAGTCAGCTGGTCGTAGCTAGTAACTCCTGACACATTAGAGCTTATAGCATTGGCGACTTGTAGATATTGAGACAGATCAACGGCATTCGCTTTGCCGTCGAGTAGGATGTTAGCGTTGGCCACCTGCAGGTAGCCATCTAGGTCTGCAACTGTGGCTTGAGGTAATACCAGTCCGGTCTCTTTATCAATCGAGCTCGCCGCCACCGGTAAAATTGCACCATTCGCAACAGATACTACTGTGTTGGTAGCAAGTAATATATTGCCCGTATTAGCATCCTGCTGCATTGCAGGTACGCCATTTATGAATAGCGAGCTGCCACTAAGGTACAAGTCACGCCACTGGTTACCTTGAGAACCTAGGTCATACACATTGTTGGCGGATGGTATTAGGTGACCTGTAGCTTCAGGATTAAATGGTGCTACGAGTTCAAACTTACCGAGGCTTGCGTTATATCTTAACGCTTTGCCATCAGCTAGATTAGTGTCATCGACGTCGTCTAATCGTAAGAGTCTTACTTCACCAGAGCCGGATGATGACCCTCCAAGGCCGCCAGGTCCTTTTGCATATGCCATGCGCGTGACTTGCGCAGACACACTTCCTTTAAACTCATCGAAAAGTCTTGAGAGTCTATCTTCAATTGGTTTTACATCGGGGGTGTGACCGTCAAGGCCGTCCTTACCATCCTTACCGGCAGGACCTTGATTACCTACAAGGCCTTGAATACCTTGAGGTCCAATTGATCCAACGAGGCCTCGGTCACCTTGAGGTCCAATGGAACCTCTTTCGCCTTGAGGTCCTGTGTCTCCCTTGGTACCTTTCTGTCCTTGTTTTCCTCGCGGACCTTCTTTACCTTGTTCGCCCTTGAACACCTGAATAGGTACGGGCTCTTCCAATTCATCGAGCTGGAGGTATTTGACCCCAGACTGATCATCGATCTCTTTCTGAAGCTCCTGATACAGCTCTTTTAGCAGATCCTCCTTGACTTTGCTGTTTTCTTTTTTGAGAACGCCAAGAAGGGTTGCTAGAAGTTTGGCTTCATCTAGAGGTAACATTTTTATTCTTCTTTAGGTTCTTCGTAGTCACTGGACATAGAATTGTAGAATCTGGTCATGCTCTCAACGAGATGCTTTTCCTCTTCTGAAAGAGTTTTGTTTTGAGTATTGTCCGTTACTTCCATGGGATCTTCCGGTTCAATTTCAATGTAAGAAAGGTGTTCTTGAGTGTCGACCATATCTTCGTCACTGCCTTCTACTTCTATTTCTTTATTGATAGCAATTATTTCATCTTCTGTCATTTGCAATACATTTTTACGTACCCACGACAATGAGAAGTATTTGCCTACCAATGGATCTATCTCGCCAAGCAGCCTCATTCGTTCTGACATTATTTCAGATTTCTTGAGCTCTTGGAAATGATTATCGTTAGCAAAGTTGTAGGTTATACTATTCTTTACTTCGTTCCATTCCGATCTAGTCATTACACCTTTGAGGGCAAGATGTATCTCTAGTAGATTGTCAAATAGAATTGAGAACTTGTTTCGTATTCGATTAATGAATTTCTGGAATTTAATTTCGTCTCTTGATATTTCTGTGGAACGACCAATGTTGAAATTAACTTCTGCTTCCATTCTACTTACAGGTACGTTCAAAGACTTGAGGAGTTTCTTTTGGAAGTAGAGTACGTCATCCATCTCCCCCAAGTTTTGACCCCCAGGTAACGTGGTTATTTCTGTACCACGTCCGCCTTCTCGGCGAGGTAACCAAAAGTCTTCGAGCATTGTCATATGACGTCGATCGTCACGGACCTCACCTGTACTAGCATCATACACCAGCTTGTTCTTATGCTTTACCATCATGTCACGCAGATATTGCTCTGCTTTTACCTTGGGTAGATTACCTACATCTATGTAAAATATTCTACGTTCAGGGGCTCGAGACAGTCTGTATATTACTACTGAATCTTCGAGCATTCTAAGTTGGTTAAGAGGCTTGATGGCTTTGTGAAGGTATCCTAAGGTTAATTTGTTGCGTGCATCAACAAGTCCAGATGGAACGTAACATACACTATCAGGAGCTATCTTAATTCCTTGCTGCTGATTGGCCATACCTTTAGGATTGTACAGATAGAATTCTTTTATTTTAGGATACTCTGTTACCCCACTTGGATCCTTCTTCTCAACGTTTTCCCTCATCTTTTTAATTTTGCGGGGATCGACGTATCTAACTTCTTTAACACCTTCGCGGGGGGCGTTCTTGTCTATCACTATTTGATAGTATACCCGGCCATCTACGTACCACCTACGGAATATTTCATAACCTTTGTTTCCGAAATCGAGTAGCGAAAGGACCTTATCAAATTCTTCCCTGACGATCTTTTTTACTCTATTGGGAAGTTTTGTTTCGTCAAGAACTATCTCTACAGGATACGCATTGTTTTCCATTATGATAGCGTCGTTAATAATATCCTCTACTGCAGTATCACACTCAGGCATCAACACCATTTCACGATACTTAGTAACCAAGTCACCTTCAGACTTAGCCGTGGCATCTAAATCTAGATGCGTTCCATACATACCACCAGGAGCTATTTCTGTAACAGCATCCTCTTGATCCATTGGAACGATGCCCTGCAGATTTTTGGAATCCGCAAGTTCAGATGATGTTTTAGTAATTTCAAAACCGAAGAGCTGCATATTCAACCTCAATAAAAAAGGGGGTGCTGCCTATATTTAGCACCCCTTTTTTACCTGTGTTATTACATATTAAAGGGCAGGGGTATTAGAGTGCAAATATTTTGTCAGCACCAGTAGAGAAGCGAACTGTGATGTCACCGCCGTTGGGAAGGATAGGTAGACCTGCTGCTGTATCTATAAAAGCAATAAGTCTCGATGTTGCGTTTCCGCCTTGTGAATCAGTATGATATATAACTAGCGCTTCACAGTTAGCGCCGGTCACAGAAGTAAAGTTTGCATCGTCAGCATCGAAGACACCTCCTGTTATGGAGGTGCTTGCAAGTGTCGATGTCGAAATTACTGCACTGTTAGGTATATCTGCTCGATCTTCATGAGCACTGCTGAATGTGTAGACACCAGTATCGACCAACGCAATTGTAACTGTGTTGCTCGATAGATTTAGGTTGCCAGCAAGAAAGTCTTCTTTGGCTTTAGGGTACAGTACGTTAGACATCTATATGCTCCAATTTTATATAATATTATTGACCGCCAGCATCGCCGGTCGTTCCACCCTGTACACGCCAGTAATCGTATTGGAATGTTGTGCTGAACTCTTGAATTCCTTCGCCGTCCCAGTTAAGATCAATCGGGGCTATGTCTGAACACCAAATTCCATCAAACTCGTATACGCGAATAACAGTTCCGTCTTTTCCAAATTGCTTGACGAGGGCTGTTGACTTGTAAGAAGACGGATTATCACCAGAAGTTCGGACATTGCCTTCTCTAGTGTTCAGTTGGTTGTTCCACTCTTCAAGTGCATTACGGACCAAAAAGTCTTCATCATTGATTATTGTAACTGTCCAATCACCGAATGTTCTATTACCAGCGAGCTTAATTTGTCGACCGAAGTATGAAACTGGAATTGTTCCAACTGTAGAGCCAGGAAGCTGAGCCGCACGAACAAGGAAAGGTGTTTTCAAATCGCCAGTATTATTTGCTGGGTTAAAGATTTGCACCTCGAACAAGGAGGGACGAGCCCCTCCAAATTCTAACTGACCTCGAAAGTCGCTTATATTAAAAGCCATTTGTTTTCTCCTGTAAACCTATTAGTTATATTTATATTTTATTGACCGGTTATTTCAGAGAATTCAACGCCAGTTCTCACCGCTACAAAATTCAGCTGGATGAAGTTGATTGACCTTGAAGGCTTGACATAAATGTCTCCGACAAACTGATTAGACTCGATGATCTGACCAGTATTATTAGTACCATCACAAACGACTTGGAAGTCTGTGATACCACGGCGGCCTTTAACGTCTCTCAGGAATGGTTCTACAAGATTCTTAAATTGAGCTCTTGTAAAGTCATCATTGATTTCAAATAACGTTGAGTTAGCAGCTATCGATATTGCTTTTTCAAGAACAATGAATAGTCGACGCACGTTGATTCTATCAAACGCACTTGACTCAGATGTTAATGTCTTATCTCCATACAGGACAGTGCCTTGGCCAGGGAAGGTGACTATTGGGTTAACACCGTTTTGATACAAGGAGTCTCTTTCTGCCTTTGTAGGATTCCATGCCAGCTTGACAGCATTTTTGATCTGGCCGCGACTGAAGCCTGCAGGTGAGAACCATGGGTCTCTTGCACTATCAGTTCTTACCATAGTACCAGCTGTGTCTCCATTTGCAGGAACGTAGCGATAAACATCGTTGTACTTATCGTACTGATATTTCCATGCACTATCCATTACAGCGTATGAAGATGAAGGAAGAGTATCTCTGTACGCTACAACATCAGCTACTTGCTTGCCATCGTATGAAGCATTGTCTACAACAGTGGTGCTAGTTGGAGATAAACAAACTAATATATCTTTACGAACATCAGCAATGTTGGTAATCATGTCTGTTACAACAGTCTGACCATTTCCAGCTGCAAGAAGGAAAGAAATATCTACGTCTTCTGAATTTCTGAACTTACGGTATCCGTCAATTGTTTGACCAGCTGTAGGAGCACTTCCGTCCGCACCATTTACAAACGATGCTGTCTGAGGAGTTGTGCCGCCAGCAAAGGTTACACCCTGCGCTGCACTACCTGCATTTGTATTACCACTGTTATGTGCAGCCCACCATACATATCGAGATCTGTTGTTGACTACATCTTTGTAGTAGTTGGTTGCACCTGTTTCTGTTTTTGCATCTGAGGCTAAGGAAACATTCTGGAACACTTCAAGAACTTGCCCTTTCACTCCAGTCCACAATCCATCTTCGTCTGATACAACAACGTGCATACCGTCTGCTGATCCGCCTCTTTGTGTAGCATAGGCAGATGTGCCAGGAGCTCTATCTGTTACAGTGGAGTATTCCCACTTACGTACAATAGCAGTATTGGCTGCTACTGAATCTCCTGTATAGGCCTTTTCGAGTACAGCTGAGAGTCCTCCAGCATCAACTGACGATACTCTAATTGTTTGCTTGGCGCCAAGTGTGGCTCCTACTTCTAATAAATCTCCAGCTACCAGCGTACTAGCTTGGTTAGCAGAAAAGGCAATAGAAGTTGTATTAGCTGTTATTGTATATGTTCCAGTAAGCGTTGATTTAAAAGCAGCTGCAGACGCACATACAGATGTCTTCAAAGAGTTGCCTAGCTCGCCAGGATATCGAGCAACAAAATCACCAACGGTAGCAATACCTGATGAATAGTTGTTCTCGTAATCTTCTGAACTCTTTACAAGAGTAATAACGGTGTTACCAGCATTCTGCGTAGCATTGGCTTGACCTGTGCCTGATGCACGAACGACGTACAATGCATTACCGTAGGATAGAAAGTTCGCAGCGGTAAAGAAATCGTTGTATACTGTTGTTGTCGGCTTTTGAAATTGACCAACTAGCTTATCTTCTGAGGTAATTAGAGTTAGCTGTTCAACTGGGCCCCAACGAAAATGACCGGCAATACCGCCTTCGGTAGTCGATACGGCGGGAACAACAGTAGTTTGATCAAGTTCGCTAACATTGACTCCGGGTGATACTTGGAATGGCATTTGTGTCTCTCCTTAATTGAGGGTATTCTTTTTTATTTTGTTGTTGTGCATTCCATTTATTTATAATACATTAAATTTCACCATATTACCACTTATCAGATATAGTGTCGCTAGAAGGTAACGACCATCCTAGTCTATCTACATCAATATCAATTATACCATCATCTCCGCTGCCATCATCAATGAATCCAAAAGGAAGAACGTCGTCCTCTATCATTTGTTGATTATCAGCGTATAGTTTTTTTCTCAAATCTTTATTGGTCAAGTCTTTAAAATAATCCTGTCGTATTAGCCAGGAGAATAGGACTGTGCACATCACAATATCATCATGGAAGCCTTGTTCTGCTTGAAAACTTTCCTTAACTTGTACGAAGTTGCATAGTTCGTTGACATATTCGTAGTCTTCAAATATAAGTTTGTCTTGTTCTACTACATCTTTTAATACTGAACATCCTATTCTTTTTACGGTTTTAGACGTTCTTACTCCTAATTGGGCTCGGCCTCCGCTAAAGCCTGATGTTATATATTGGATCCCCCCTTTCTGCGAGGTTCTAAATATGTTTTCATACTCAAAATCGTTATATAATATATTAGCTACTTGCTCTCCAATGTCGTTTATTTCGACAAGAACAAATGCGTCGTTGTACTTTCTAGCAGCATTGTATATAACATCTGGATAAAGTAGAGGGGATATGTCTTTGCTTCTGTACTTGCCCACGCCTCTATAAGGATATTCTGTTATGTCGAATACAATAAAGGCTGAGTAGTCTAATCCTAATCCTCGTGATGTATCAACTACTATTACGTAACTTCTATCTGGCTCTGGCTCGTGGTAACATTTAAAGTTATTCTTCTCGTATAAAGGCGTTCGGAATGTCAGGGCTCTTAGCTTGGTAGCATGGATCAGGGTATTAGTACTTCCTAAGAACTCACACTCAAACTCTTGGCGGAATTGTTCTTCTGATGTTGCTCGTATGGTCTCTTCACGCCACTCTTCATCTCGACCCGGAACATCGGACCAATGTATCTCGACACGCTCGTAATCGTTTCTATTTTCCTCGCTGTCGACCCACAGCTTGTAGAACATATTCATTCCATTTGGTGTAGAGGTTATAATAACCTTCGAAGACTTACCAGATGAAATTGTAGGGAATACAGAGGTAAAAAACTCTTCCTGTATATTGTTGGGTACGAATGCAAACTCATCAAGGTAGATGAGATTCTGGGATGTACCACGAATAGCACTTGAAGACGTGGACGATGCTATAATTTCTGAACCATTTTCTAACTTTATACTACCTTTGTTCCATTCCAAAATACCTTGCTGCATCCATTTAGGCAGATGCTCATACATCAATTGTATTCTACCAAGGATTTCTATTGCTTGGGATCTTTTGTTGGCAAGGACAGCAATACTATACTGGTCAGTAAACAATATCTTCCAAAGAAGATAGGCTCCAACCGTTGTGGTCTTACCTACCTGTCTTGGTAGTTTGCATAGAGAGAAACGATTAGCTTCGAATACATCAAGCATCTCATTTTGGAAGTCCCACGTGCCGAAAGGAATAAGACCTTCATCCACACTAACAATTTTTACATACTCGTTTACAAAATACTCAGAATCGCGCGCTACCTTGACATACTCTAAAACTTGCTCTTGAGTAAACTCAATTGGTACGCCGGCAGACTTTAAATTCTTATTTCCGAGATATATATCAGGCATTTACGTTGACCTTGCCCCTAATCACTTGTATACTTACGGTGTTGCCCCCAAAGGGACATTAGATACTTACTTTGCCTTCACTGATCAATCGTTCTCTATTGTCCAAGTGTTCCGCTTGAACATCCTCTTTGTTCTGACCATGATATGCTACAGCTTGTCCTTCATCAATCATTTGCTGGCATACGCTACCGCCATCAATAAGAAAGTCTCCTAGTATCCTACCAAACTTTCCCTTAGCATCTTCGCCGTTTCGATCTATTTGAGTTTTAAGAATAGCTTGTTTACCGAGGAGCTCTTTTAGTCTTTTTTTAGACGCTAGGCCAAACTTCTTCTCAACCTTGTCGCGAGTCCTGCTTTCTGGGGTATCGATGCCAGCAAGCCGAACTCTCTCATCTTTCATCCATACACCGAACCCAAGGTCGATGTCGACGTCCACAGTATCACCGTCCACTACTCTATTTATATTCGCTCTATATTCATACATTTTTACTGTTGTCCTTAATCAATTGTTGTAACTCAGCAGTGTTTCCTACAAAGAGAGCGTTGGTGACGTTGGTCGGTCCTTTAGCAGATTCTTCTTTTAATGATTTGACTTTCTTTTGAACTTCGAGGAGATCTTTGTTAGCATCAGTCAATGTTTTGATTAGCGTACCAACAACTTCGAACGCTCTTGGAGACTCGCTTTGATTAGCAAGCTCGACAAGAGTATTCAATGCATCAGATCCCCTTTCAATTACGTTGTATAGGTTTTCTCTTGCATACCGGTAGTCACTATCGATGTCGCTGCTAACAGACGGCAGAGCGGGTTCTACAAGCTCTGAAGGCGTATCTTCTTCCACAATCTCAGATTGAGGGAGGTTGAATATATCTTCGAAACTTTCTTCCATGCGCGTCTTTTTCATATTATATGTCAGTTATGTTAGTGGCAAATCCATAATCATCATCAGCGCTTATTTCCTGCACTGGTACGGACAAGGCCGAGTTAGATGTTGGAAGGCCAGTAGATGTTAGACCAGGCTCTACTGTAATCCTTTCTGAAGGACTAGAGCGAGGCAAGTCAGTATGAGCATCAATCAATGCTCTCTTTATAATTCCACTTGTAGAAGTAGGACCAAATACATATCCCTTCATAGTAAAGTTGAGGTCCCACATTAGAGTACGTCTTGTGGAGAAATCTCCCTCGTACGCATCTTGGACGCTTACGTCTGTAAGTATACATGGAACGTCATATGTCAAATCCATTCCAGGTATCAGCTTGATGTTGTTTGTCCATTCGGGCTGAAAGTAAGGAAGTATTTGCTCAAGTATCTGAGTACCATCGTCAGCGTTCTTTACAAATATACTCAAGCGAAACTGAATATCATACGGTACAGGTATATATTGAGTACTGAGTGCACCTGTATCTGTAGAGCTTACGCTTACATTTTGCTGAGTAGATGCTAGCTTTCTATTTGCTGCGTAAGATATTCCCATCATCTCAAATCCAATTCTTGGTAGAGATATTGCAACATCCTGATCTAAGTTTGGATCTTGAGCTAGTCGTACTAAGAATTTTTCTTTTGGACCGTAGGCAATAGGTACCTTGAGTGTCTGAACAACAGTGTCACTTTGATTCAATCTTTGTAGATATATACCATTGAACATATTGCCAAATACAATAACGTACTTGCGAAGGGTTCCGTGATAAAAACTATTTCCAAACATACTTAATACCTATCGATATCCCCAAAGGGATTCTGTTCACTGAAGTCTAGTATATTATCAGCATTCGTTTGAAAGAATTCGTTATTAGCTGATCTGTCAGCTTGCTCTATTCTGTACTCTTGTAGCAATGTATTATTGTCCTCGAGCTTAACAACACCAGTGCCGTCCTCAAGGGTGAACTGCTGGTCTAATACATTGAGACTGTAAGTAGATTCAATATCATCAATATCGCTAATGCCAGTATCCATACGCTCAGAGCTATACTCGAATAACTCGCATCTAACATCGTAGGTCTGTAATCGACCAGTCTGATAGAATATTTGTTCATGTTCAACAAACTTAATCTCAAATAGCTTGTCGATCATGGGGAAGTATATCAGATCCCCTTCTTGAGGTCTATTGATATCGTTCAGATAGTCGTCGCCTTCCAGCATGAAGGTATCTGTATCTTTAGATCCTGTCAGGTACTGACGTGAAGGGGTTTTGGTACTACCATCTTCGAATACAAGATTGTATCCAACTTCTGTAATTATCTTAGGAGACGTTATAGCTTGATCAAAGCGTCTTCTAGCTACAGTAAAAGTAATCTGGTCTCTTATCTCTAAACCGAAGCGAGATAGAAGATCACCTTCACCCTCTAAACCTTCAACATTCTTTATGTACATTTCAACATCAATGGCCTCATCAAACTTAGACGAGGCATCCTCACCAAACAGATGATCTACATTTACTGTAGTCCTTGGAAGATACTTGACGTTGTGACCATAGATTTTAATAGCCTCTATGGTAAGATCCTCTACGAGATCTTGCTCTCTTCCATAAGAGAAATTATTAAAATATGCATTAGTAGCCATGCTAACCTATCATGTCGTGTACAGGAAGACTGTAGCTAGAAATCATCTCATCTTCGAGCTTCATCATAGCCTCTTGAGCTTCTTCCCATATCTTCTGACCGTTGAACGTCAGACCACCAGGCATCTGAAGGCCTTCAAACTTTTTAAGATTCTCACCCCACTGTCGCTTGAAGAGTTGAGTAGTGTAACGAAGAAGCCATCTATCGCTGTACATATCCGTGCTAATATCAGGGTCTAATACTTGATAGGCATCTAATACAAGAAAGCTGTCCAGTGGTATTTTGTCTTTCCAGCTGGTGTCGATGTGTACTCTATCGTTATGGCGATTATATCTTATAGGCTGCTTACCCACGAACATTTCTTCAAGCATGTTAACATGGGTCATTGCCATGGTGTAGGGTACAATAGATGATTGCAACATATTGTACATATCGTTGAGGTGTATTTGATATCTGACGTTGAAGAGGTTATTTACTGAGTAGGTGCCTCCAACTACGAAGCATCCAGTGACACCTATAATACCTTCCGGTACAGTTATGTAGCCGTTAGTTTGATCTTCGGCCGTACATTGATGTCTGTAGTATACGTGCTCAGTACCATCGAAGTGATAGTCTCTGTAGTAAGCTATAGCTTCGTCGATACGATCTTCAAGTTGTTCATCATC